CACCTGCCCGGTGAGCGGGTCGACGTTCTTCCAGATCCAGGCGTTGTTTCGCCACGCCAGCGACTCGCCCACCGCGTCCCAGAAACAGAAGCGCGTCTGCTGCCCGTTGGCCGGACCGGAGAAGAGCTTCGCCTGCCACACGGTCGGGCGCGCGATGCGCTCCACGCCCTCGCCCGAGTAGCAGCGAAGCCTGAGCCCTGCCAGCGCTTCGGAGCGGATGCGGGCGGCACGGGTCAGCGCGGGGATGCCGCGCGCCTCGTCCTCGCCCGCCTGCGAGGCCTGGCTGCGCAGGCCCTGGTAGCCCCACTGCACCATGTCACTCAGGGCGAAGGCGCGCTGCTCGACGGGGCGGAAGAAGCGCGGCAGGGCGACGGTGAAGCTCACACCGCCACCCGTGCAGGCTGCTCCAGCCCGAGCTCGTCGCGGCGGCGGTAGTAGGTGCGCTGCGCCTCCACGCGCCCGCGGCTGCGGCGCTCGGGCCGGTGCTCCAACTGCAGGCGTCCACCCAGCTCCAGCGCCGGCCCGGCGCACAGATTGCGGCCGTGCATGTCCACGACCGTGTAGTGGTTGCCGTCGTAGCACAGTCCTGGCAGCGCGCGGTACAGCAGGCGCATGGGCGCGCCCAGGCCGTCCGCGTCAGCGAAGGAGACGCTGGCGGCATCGCCGGAGAACTCGGCCAGGGCGCCCAGGTGCCCCATGGCCGAGCGTACGAAGTGGTCGGCGTCGAAGACGAGCAGCCAGTCCTCGTCCGAGGCGGCGCTCGCGCAGGCGAGCCGCAGCGAGAAGGAGCGCTTGGCCACCTCGTCGCCCAGCCACGGCTCGCAGGGCACGTGCAGGGTCAGGCCCAGGCCGAGGCCCGCGCACGTCTCGGCGATCACCGCCCGCTGCACCGGCGGCGAGGCGGCGCGGGCGAGCGGGTAGCTCTGGTAGGCGCCGTCGACGCATACGAGATGGGACACGTCCGCCGCCTTGAGCGAGGCGACCGCGCCCGCAAGCATGTCCGCCGGCTCGTCGTAGAAGCACATGACGGCGATCAGCCTCATTTCAGGCTCCAGATCAGCAGCACCACGATCCCGCCCACGAGCCCGGCGACGAACGCCTCCCAACTCCAGGTGAAGGCAATCACCATGCGAGCGCGAACACCTCTGCCGGGGTCTCGACCGCGAAGGACACGGCCATGGCCAGCGCCACGGCGGCGTCGATCTTGGCCTGGCCGCGCCGCGGCTTCACCAGCCGCCAGCCCTCGCCGTGCTGCTTGGCGCCGGCGGCGAGCACGTGCAGCGTGAGCTCGCGCTGCCCGGGATGCTCGAGCCGGCGGCCGGAGATGGCGGCGGTGAGGCGCTGCGCCGCCTGGCACATGGGCGCCGGCTTCTGCGAGTAGGAGACGACGCGGGCGTCGAGCTCGAGGTCGATCTGCTGCGCCAGCTGCTCGCCCCCGTTCTCGGGATCGATGACGAAAGTTGGCCGGTGGTAGAGCTCGGCCAGGCGCTCCACCTCGGCCCACACCCGCGCGTACGGAGTGGAGGAGCCGTCACGGGGCGGGACGATGATGGTCGCCTCACCGACCACCAGCCTCTCCCCGTCCCGCCACAGCGGCACCAGCGCGGTCGTGTCCCACTTCCAGCCCAGGTCGATGCCAACGAACACGTCCTCGGCGTCTTCGGGGATGACCGCGCCGGCCGACTCGCACTTGCGCCACTCGTGGCCGGAGATCGCGCCCAGCTCGCCGAACACCCACACCCCGCAGGCGAAGCGCGCCCACTGCCACGGGGTCATGGAGGGCGAGTCGTGCCGCAGCCGCAGCGCCGCCGGCGTCTGCCACGGCGCCGGGTTGGCCGTCTTCACCAGCTCGAGGTCGTCGCGGTCCGCCTCCGAGTCCAGCGCCCACTCGTGCATGGAGAACGAGCGTGAGTGCACGTGCCGGTAGGCGCCCTTGCTCTTCATGCGCGGCAGCGCGTACGCCTGCTCGCGCAGCCGGCCCAGGGGCGAGTCGGGATCATCGCCGGCGGTGGAGATGGTGATCATGCGCCCCTTGCGCGGGCCGAGGCCGTCGCGAAAGATGCCGTACAGGGCGTCGGACTTGTGCCGGTGCAGCTCGTCCACCAGGGCGAGTGTGGGGATGACGCCATCGGCAGTGTTCTCGTCCGCGGCCAGCACACGGATGTAGCCGTTGCCACCCAGCAGGTTGATGCGGCGGTAGCCCTTCTGCACCTCGAACGTGTGCTCGAGCTCGGAGCGGCGCACCAGGCCGGTTGCCTGCTCGTACAGGATGGTGGCCTGGTCGCGGCTGGCGGCGCCGATCATGCAGGCGGCGGCGCCGTTGTAGTAGCGCAGGTGATAGAGCGCGAGCGCCGCCAGCAGCGTGGTCTTGCCGTTCTTCTTCGGGATGAGGATGAGCGTCTCCCGGCAGCCGCGGAAGTAGTCGGCCAGCATCACCTTCTGCTCCGGGTACAGCGTCAACCTCCTCCCGTCCTCGCGCACCAGCTTCCGAGAGAACTTCACGAACCCGTCCAGCGTTTCCTCGACTGGCAGCGTCAGTTTTGCCAAAATACCCCGATTTGCAGGTATTTTCCGCGAAAATTTGGCGGGGTGTCGCAGCGCTTTCGCGCTGCATAAAAGACCCCCCCGTCGTTCGGCACTCCCCACCCGGGGTGGCTATGCCGCTGAACGACCATCAAAAAATCAACCACCCCTAGGGTTGTGCTGCCGGCAGACGGCCATTACCTCGGACGTAACCAGCTCCGGCCCGGGAGTCAGATGGTGCACCTCGGTGGCCGGCCTGCCGCACCAACACAGGGGGTTGGCATTGAGGACATTGGCCCGATGCATACGCCAGGCATAGGTCGAGCCTCCATTCCAGCGTGCATGTGGCGAGGGGGGTGGGTAGCGCTCGATCACTCCGCCACCGCGGAGGGATCGGTGCCGGGCATCGTTCCGCTTACACCACGAGTCTGAACCGGAACTCCGCGCAGTTGCCGCTTGTCTCCACTCATCCCGGCCTGAAAGGAGCGGCCGCTATCGAGCAGCGCCTGCTCGAGCACGCGCTGCTGCTCGCGCAGCATCGCTTGCCGCTCGGCAACGCGGTAGCGCGGAAGTAGATGTCCCTCTTCCATCCCTCCTGCTCGTGTGGTCTGTGCGCCACGCTCCGAATGAGGGCGCACTACGGCGACGCGAAGATAACACGCCTAGCGGACGTTAGTCAAGCAGTGCGCCGCTCGAAGCTGAGAACCAGCGCGGCGAGACCCACTGCAGCGCCCGTGGCCAGAATCACCCACGCGTGGTAGGCGTGGTAGTCGACGGCCGTCAGCAGACAGATGGAGCCGATGAGAAGTAGCTTTTTCATGTCGCAATCGTGTCACCTTGCGTCCTCGATCGCCTGACCAATCTGGGTCATAGTCGGCGAACCCGCTTCCGTCGACGCTCGAGGCGAAACTGTTCGTACACGCCGACCATGAGCAGGCGCACCCGCTCGCGGTCGCCGTAGCAGGCGACCAGCAGCCGCCGGCGCATGCAGTGGTGGCAGCGGCACGGGCGCACTCACTTGCGCCGCTTTCCGTACACGTACAGGAGCGTGAGGACGACCAGCACTTCCGTCATCGCCCACCACCAGCTCACAGCGGCGCCAGGTCGTGCACGTTGTAGCGGTGGTCGTTGAGAGCACGCTCTGAACGGAAGCCGACACTGCAGATGTGACACTCCCACGGTCTTGACTTGTCCCCGGGGCGGGCGCTTTTAGCGAGCCCGCCCGGTACAGAACCTTCGTAAGAAGGTTCTGTAGGGGCGCTACCCGCGGAATCCGCCGCGACTCCGCCGCGACCTCCGCGTGGATTCCGCGCGGAATTTGGATATGACTGAGCACGCTTGCGCTCGCGGTCTTTACGGCGTTTTGCCTTTATTTGAGCGGCGGAAGCGTTCCATTCGAGGTAGTCGTGAATGACCCATCCACCCTCGACCTTTTCCCACAACCCGGCCGAAACTAGCGTGGAACTTAGACGCTGGTTGTGCCCTAGGTTTCTCCAAACTTTGGACAAACTTGGAACAAACCCGTCGGTGAGATGTGCCGAGCAGTAGCACAGAGCGGCTACGTGAAGATGGAATGCAGCGTGTGACAGCCCGACGATTTTCGGGTTGTTACAGAACTTGTCGTCAAGCGCCAGATAGGGCACGCAGCACCTCCTGCAGACCGAGCCGTTGCGGCCCCCACGGCTCGTGTTCGACGCTGAGCCCGTGCTCGCGCATGTGGCACCAGCGGCACAGCAGCTCGAGGTCTTCGGGCAACTCCCGGGTCAGCCGCTCGTAGGTGCGATGGTGAACGTGTAGGCGGTCGACCACGCCGCATCGCTCGCAGCGATAGCCACGCGCCCGAATGAGGGCAGCCTTGCGTGCAGTCCACCAGGGCGAATGCAGATAGGCGTAGTAGTCGAACTCGCTCACGGTCGCCTCGGAATGCGCGCATCCCAGCCGTCGATAACGATCCAGCGTTCGTCCACACTCACGCTTTACACACCGGCCAACAGTGAGAGCTGGCCCTCGGCCGCGCGCAAGTTCTCGCATGCGGTAGCAAAGTAGGAATCCTTCAACTCGATGCCGACGAACTTCCGACCCTGCTTCAGAGCGACGTGCCCCTCGGAGCCGATGCCAGCGAAGGGCGAGAGGACGAGGTCGCCAGGATTCGACCACAGCTTCACCGCCCGCTCGATGACGCCCAACTGCAAGGGCGCGATGTGGCGCTCGTCCTTCTCGCTTCGAGCGACCGCCACATTGAGCACGTCCGTCTCGCGGATGCCGCCGGGATAGTTCTCGCCCGCCCGGTACCACACAGGCGCAGCCCACTCGATCCACTCCTCGTCCGTGATCCAGCCTTCCTCGTTTTTGTACCGCTCGGAGAGACCGGCGCGGATGGGCTCGGGGTTCTCGCCTGGCTTGCGAAACTGGAGCAGGTAGTCCGCCAGAGCCATGTGCATCCGGCTCGAGTCCTGCGCCAGCGTCTTGAACAAGAGACCCTGGTCTTTGGTACGAATCGCCTTGACCTGCGGATCCTTGTCGATCGTGACCTCGCCGTAGTAGACGAAACCACCTTCCTCCATTGCCCGAATTACCTCGCCGCGAAAGTCGCGCAGGCCGCTCACGCCGTCCAGGTACTTCACCCGCACGCTCTGACACAGGTGGACGCAGCAGGAGCGGCCGGGCATGAGCACGCGCAGCAGCGAAGGGATGAGAAACGTGTAGTGCGCGATGAACTCCTCGATCGAGCGTGTATTGCCCATGTCGCGCTCGGAATCGGTGTACACGTACATGCCCGGGAAGGGCGGCGAGAAGATGGACAGCCCAACGCTCTCGTCCTCGACTTCCGCTATCCGCTCGACGCAGTCTCCGAGCATGAGCTTCCACCCGTGTCCCTGCTCGGCGCTCACGTCGCAGCCACCATCTCGGCGAACATCTCCTCGGCCTGGGTCTGCTTGCGCTGAATGTTCTGGAGCACGGTTTCCTCCCTCCGTGAAGCGATGATCAGCACCCGGACAGGGCGGGTCTGGCCGAAGCGCCAGCAGCGGCGGACGGCCTGGTAGAACTGCTCGAACGAGTCCGAGAGGCCGACGAAGAGCACGTTGGGGCAGTGCTGCCAGTTGAGCCCCCAGCCGGCGATGGTCGGCTTGCTGACGATCACCCGCGCCTGCCCGTTCGTGAAAGCGGACAGGCGCTTCGCCTTCACATCGGGATCATCCGCCCCCTTGACCTCAAGCGCATCAGGGATCGCCCGGGCGAGGGCCTCGGATTCAGCATTGAGGTCACACCACACCACCCATGGCTCCGAGGAGCAGTTGACGTACTGGGCGGCGAGGCTCACTCGCTCCGCCAGCGACTCTCGTCGAGCCTCCCGCCGCTCGGAAAGGGTGGAGACCGCGACCGAGAACAGCCGCTCGTCCGATACCGAGTCCGCATCGACATGCTCCACCTCGTAGGTAATCGGCGGCAGCCTGAAGCCATCCTCGGGATAGCCGAGGTCGGCGGGGGAACGAAGCGCCCGCGCCCATGAGTTGACCCAGGTCCAGAACGGCCGCCGGCCATGCCCCTTCAGGCGCCAATGTGCAGCGGAGAGCCCGTCGTTGACGAAGAACTGGGCCAGCATCTGCTTGCGAGACAGGATTCCGAGGAACTCGGCATGACCGCCGAGCTCCTCGTGATCGTTTGGAGAAGGTGTCGCGGTACAGCAGAGGCGATATCTGACCGTCGACCCGAAAGCGGTCAGCGCCTCGCGCGTCTTGCCGTCAAAGGCCTTCAGAATGGAGGATTCGTCCAGGACGAGGCCCGTCCAGGGCAGTATCTTGAAGCGTTCGAGGCGCTCGTAGTTGGTGACGTTTATGCCCAGGTCAACGTCCTCCGCTTCGCGGCAGACGGTCACATGCACGCCACACTTCTCACCTTCACGTCGTGTCTGCTCGGCAACGGCAAGCGGAGCGAGAATCAACACCTTGCCGCCCTTGTTGCGCCACACATTCTCGGCCCAAGCGAGTTGAATCAGAGTCTTGCCTAGGCCGCAGTCGGCGAACACGGCCCCTCGGCCCCACGCCAGCGATGTCTCCACCAACTCACGCTGAAAAGGAAAGAGAAGTTCAGGCATGGTGACGATCTCGACACGCTCACCTGCCCTAGGGGCTCGCTTCTCGGCCAAAAAGCGCTCATAGGTCTGGGTCACTTCTCCGCTACCCACTTGCCCGGCGGCTTGACGGACGGGCGCGGAAACGGCTGCGGCGGATACACCGCGCAGTACACGCACACATTGCGGCCGGGTGCTGCCTTCCACAAGGGCAGCAGGCGCCCACACAAGTCGCAGCCGTACTTCTCAGCAAGCTTGGGATCAGACGACCGCACGGCGCGCCTTCCATCTGTGCCATGCGGCCCGCTTGCAGATCAGGCAGCAGCGGGCGCCGCTCTTCGTCCGATACAGATTCTCACCGGAGAGCGGATGTCCTCGAGGACAGTGGGTCTTGCGAGCATTGACGGCGCTGAAGCTCTCTCCGCGTCTCAGATTCTCGCCCAGGGTCACCGGCTCCAGATGCTCCGGATTGACGCAGTGCCGCACGCGGCACAGATGGTCGAGAGTCAAACCCTCGGGAATCGAGCCGACGAACAACTCGTACGCGACGCGATGAGCGAGGGTCTCGTTGTATCTCCCGTATCCGCCTCTGCTTTGCGAGCCGCGCCAGAGCCAGCAACCGCCAGGCCCGGACTTGTCGATACGAGACTTGAAATGCGCGACCTGGCGCCGTCTCATTCCGGCTTCCACAGCGGCAGCACGTAGCCGCACAGCCGGCAGGAGAACTCGTCCGCCGGTCGACGCATCAACTCGTCGCCTTTTCGTAACGGTCGGAGGCGTTACGAAAAGTCACTACTGCGGACGGAAACGGAGCCGAGTTCTTGCCCTCTCCGAAACTGAGCCGACCGCGCAAAAACTCGATTTCTCCTCGCATCGCCCACTCGTGCCACCAGCGCGTGTCCGTTCGTGCGGGCACTAGGCACACGACCACCTCGCACCCGTTCTGTGCCGACTCCCACGCCTTCCGCACCCATGCTCCGATGGGTGGGCCGTAGGGCGGGTTCATGAACACGCGCCCCGTCCACTCCTGCGCGAGCCCGTCGTCGGAGCGAGTGAAGTAGCGCTCGCACTTCGCACTCTCGGCTGTGGCGCACGGATCGAGATCGAAGGGGCCGAAGCGCTCATCCAGGTGCGCGAACAGCGCCGCCGGCGTTGCCCAATCGTCCGAGCGCGAGGAGCCGAAGACTTCCCGCGTCGTTCGTAGACGTCGGTTGCGCTTGCGGTATGACTTTTGCCGACAGCGATTTGAGCAGGTAGTGCGCCACCGTCCACTACCCGGCGGCTGCTCGATCGGCTCATGACAGACAGCGCAGACGCGCCTCACGCCGGCTCCCATCGGGGCGCTGTGCCATCCCGGCCCACTCGTTCCCAGGGGCGAACGCTCCGAGGTATCTCAACGCGTCCCCGTGTATTCACGGACAGAGCCCGCCGCTGGAACACCTCGACGTCCCACCACACCTTGGCGTCCCCGTCGCCGTCGTGGGAGAAGCCCACCGCTTGCAAGACATCGAACGACTGCGTGAGCAGGTGCGGCTCGTCCTGCTCATGGGGGCCACGCTTGCACTCCACGATGTAGAGCCAGCCGCGAATGCCCGTTTGCTCCTGCGCGAACAGGTAGTTCTCCCAATTCCACTCATCGACTCCGTGACGCCAGGTACGCGTTCTCTGATGGAGCACAGGTGCGGTCTTCCACTTCACTTCACAGAAGGCGTTGCACCCACTGTGCGCGACCAGTAGATCCGGCGTGATGATGCGCTCGCCGGGCAATTGAAACGACGGCGCGCCACCGTCCTCGATCATGTCCAGCCGCAGCACGGCGACTCCACGGCTCAGAGCGAGTTTCTTCACTGCATCAACGGCCAGTTCTCCAAGCGTCCACTCGGCCGAGGGAACCGTGACTAGTACACCCTCGAGTCGAACTCGACATTCAGCCGCTCCTGCAAGCGCCCGACCAGCTGCTCGGCCTGCGCTTCGGACAGGTTCTCGACCACGTCGGTGCCGTAGTCCTTCTGCAGCTGTAGGCGGAAGGTGGGCCAGGTGACCACCTGCTCGTTGACCAGGCGTGCGGCCAGGTCGGTGATCTGGTTGAGCTGCTCGGTGGACGCCGGCGGGCCCTTGGCCGAGGGAGCGGGCGCGTTGGAAGGAGGCGATCCAGCCTCGCGCCCCTCCCCCGACTTCTTGCGCCGCCTGGACGCCTGCGCGGATGCCTTCTCGGCACCCGCGGCGTCGTCGTCCTCCTGCGCCAGCCCCAGCAGCGAAAGCACGCTGTAGCGGCGCACGTACGAGTGCAGGCTGCCCTGCTGCTGCGGGCTCAAACCCTCGAGCTGCAGCGGCCACTTGCCCTCCAGCCTCGCCCCGCCGACGTGGAACAGCACCGTCCGCAGCACCGTGCGGCCGTCCACGATGTCGGGCGGCTGCGTGAGGGTCAAGCCGTTCCGCCGCAAGACCGGGAGGACAGCTTTGAGAATCTCCTCCAGCGGCGCGTAGGCGTACTTGAACTTGCCCGTGTCGACCGACTCCGAGCGCACCACCGGCGGAAACTCGGCCTGCGCCTTGGCCAGTGCTTGCGCCAGCTGCCCCTCAGCCGTCGGTTCCATCGCCCTCCTCAGCGGTGTCGGGTTGGAGGGCTTCATCGATCAGGCCTTCGGTATCCCGGTTCATCGTCGCCAGAGCAGTTTCTTTCCAAGCCTCCAACTCCTCGATGCGCTTCTCTTGCTCATCGCACCTACGCACAAGCGCGTCTCCCGTCTTGACCATGCCCTTGCGGAGACTCGCGTTTTCAGCCTCCAACTGCGCGATGCGCTGCTCGGCTGCTTCATAAGCCGAGCACATCGCTCGCAGGCACCGCTCACAGTGTTCGAGCTCGGGAGCCAGATCAACCCGTTCCATCGCGCTCCTTGCGGTCGACGTTGGCGAGCGGGCGCGTCCTGCGCCGCGCCTCGAGCTCGTCGATCGCGTCCTCCTCGCCGTCGGAGATGAACCAGCCCGGCGAGCGGTGAGCGAGCCAGATGGCGGCCGCGAACACGGCCGCCAGCACGATCGCCAGGGCGAGGATCACCCCACGCGCCTCCACTGCACGCTCGCCACTCCCGCGCTGGTGAAGCCGAGTGCCGAGGCCATTTCACTCGACAGGTCGAAGGAGCGACCGGCGATGTACGGGCCCGAGTCTGTCCTGGTGCCGGTCACACACGCGCCGGCGCGGCAGAACTCCACCCGCGCGCCGCAGGGGACGATCAGGCTGGCGAACGTGGACGGGCCGTTACTCATCCCACAGCCGCCCGATGTCCCATCCGTCCCGTAGTAGGAGGCCACGGCCGAGCTCCAGCCGGCCGTCGCCGCGGAAGCGTGCCTGTGCGCCCTCAGCTTGGCGCGTGCGGAGCGGAAGCGGGCGTACCAGAACTCGGGGCCGTGATGCCGATACAGGAGCATGTGCCCGCCCTCGGAACAGCGGACGTAGCGGCGGGTGCAGCCCTTGTGCCTTTCTGCGCTCGTCGCCGCCTGTACCAGTCCGGCGAGGATCAATGCGATGAGCGCCGTGAACAGAAGCCATCTCACTCTTCACCTCCAGGTCGACGGGAGCCCGCGTCATGCGCGGGGCCTTCGGCTTGGATCCGTGTGGTCAGCCTCCTTTCTGCGCCAGTACGCAGAGACGCTGGCGCTGATCTTCGCCCTGTGCTCCTCGGACAAGGTCTTGCCCTTCCAGGGCGGGCGCCCGCCACCCCTCTTGTGTGCGCTCCAGGGCGAGGAGTTGTCGGCGGTCTGGTGGTAGCTGCTGTGACAACGGCGATGAGCGACGACGATGTTCTCGTCCACGTTGTTGCAGGGATCGCCATCCAGGTGATGCACACACCCGTCGAATCGCTTTGGCCCGATCCTCTTGACCACATCGCCGCAGAAGTGGCAGGTCGAGGGCCTACGATGGGCCGCCGCCACGAATGCAGCTCGAGCGACTTTTCCTACTCGTCCGGGGATTGGCGCTCACCTCCCCCCTCTTCCCCAACCACGTACAGCGCCTCCGCCCGCCGGCGTCCGACCTGCAACTGCGCCACAGGCACTTCGTACAGCTTGGCCAGCTGCCGCAGCTGATAGCCGCGGATCGGCGCTCCCTTCTCCCAGCGCTCGATCGTCTTGGACGAGATCTGCAGCCGAGCCGCTACCCACTCGCGCGAGTAACCGAGCTCGTCCCGTGCTTGCCGCAGCGGAGAGCCGTCTACGGTCGCGTCCGACATCACCTAGACAATAACGGTCGGGTCTGCTACAGTCAAGCTGTCTAGAAGATGTCTAGTACGTTCCTCATATCGAAGCGTAGGCTGGAGCAAGTGACCCAGTGGGTGGAGATCGGCACCGACACCCTCCGGGACGCTCGACATCGCCTCGGCCTCTCCTATGAATCAGCCGCTCGGCTGGTTCCGGTCTCCTCCAAGACCTGGGAGCGGTGGGAGAAGCGTGGACAGGTGCCGCGCCCACACCTGTACCGCGTGGCCGAGGCGCTCGGGCTGGAGCTGGAGTGGGAGGAACCCGAGCCCGTCCCGGTCAGCGCTGTCCAGTCGAAACAAGACCGCTTGTCCGCGATCGAGCGCGAGCTGCGCGACCTGCGCCAGGCCGTAGAGGCGCTGCTGGCCGAGCGCAAAGAAAAGAGGGATGAATGACGATCATGGGCAAGTATCCAGTGCATCCGTTCGCGGAGACCTTCCCGATCCTGACAGGGGAGGCACGCGAGGAATTGCGCGAAGACATTCGCACGCATGGCATCCGCCAGCCGGGCTCCTCAGCGGGCAGAACGTCGGCAAGAACAACTTCGTCTATCTCACCGGGCTGCACTGGGATCGCTGGGACGCGCACAGCGCACACGGCACCGGTCAGTACAGGGGCTTCGACCTGAAAGAGCACAAGGCCGAGGTGACCTTGAGCGATTCGGTTCAGCGCCTGTACACGCGCTTCGCCGTCCGGGCTGCGGACGGCGGCTGGCACATGCGCGGCCGCTTCGAGCTGCAGGGCTAGCGCCGCGCGGCGGGCTTCTTCGCCGCCGCGACCGGCTGCCCGTTGCGGCGGATGCCTCGCCCCACGCCCAGCAGGCCCGCGCCCACGCTCAGGCCGGCCACGGTCTTGGCGTACTCATCGAAGCTCATCGAGCCTTTGATGGTGACGACCGCGCCTGCGATCACGACCACCACCGCGCCCACCACGGTCAGAAGCGTCGCCCATGGAACCTCGTTCCAGTTCATGCCCTCCTCCTTTCAGCCGATGCAGGTGAAGATGCTCACCTGTCCTCCCGGGCGGTTGATGACCAGCGTCCCCGGGGAGAAGCCGCTGGGGCAGGAGAGTCCTCCCGGCGGCCCTTGCGGGCCTCGTGGGCCGGTCGCACCCGTAGCTCCGCGAGGGCCGCGTTCACCCTGCACTCCACGCGGGCCTGCAGCTCCTTGCTTTCCCTGCTGCCCGGTGGCCCCGGTGGCTCCCTGCTGACCACGAGCGCCCTGTGCGCCGCGTGACCCCTGAGCGCCTTGTGCGCCCTTCGCACCAGCCGCACCCCGAGTACCCTGCGCACCCGGTACACCGCGACTCCCTGCGGCACCGGGCCGGCCAGCAGCACCGGGTGGCCCAACCAGTCCGCGAAAACCGCGTGGGCCAGCGGGGCCGGCCGCGCCCTGCTTACCCGTGCTCTGGATCTGATGGACAATGCGTGTGACCGCCTGCGGCGAATGCTCGACGATGCGAGTGATGTCGGCCTGCTGTTTGGCCGAGAGCGGGGCGAGCACCGCCCCGCTGGAGATGTGCTTGCACTGCCGCGCCGTGCGTCCCTGCGAGCGGCAGAGGGCGAACACGGACACGTTCAGCTCGACGATCTTCTGCGTGTTGTGGTGCGTGGTGACGACGGCGTTCTGAACCTCGAGCCCGGCCAGCGCCATGATGACCGCGGCGACGACGATCCATAGCCAGGTGATCGCGTTCCAGCGCCGCACCTACAGGCTCCCCCGCAGCAAGGTCGTGAGCCCGAAGATGACGATAGCGGCCAGGATGCCCCATACCCAGCGCATCTGATCCTTGCGCTCCTGGCGCTGCTCCAGCAGCAGCTCCTGAACCGAGGCGTCCAAGCGCTCTAGCCAGCGGACGATCTCCGCGATGGTGTAGTCATCGGGCACGGCTGATGATCGACACCAGCACGACGGCAGCGAGCGCACCGAAGAAGGCACTCCAGAACACCGTCCAGGAGAAGGCGAGCGCGAGCACCTACACGTACCTGCGGATCTGCCCCGAGTCGGAGCGGTAGCCGGAGGGAACGAGAAAGGGACCGCCCTCGGAGCCGTGCGAGACGACGCGGCCGGCGCCCACGTACACGGCCACGTGATGCCAGGGCGGCCCACTGCCGTAGAAGATGAGGTCGCCCGGCTGCGGCGTCGACACCGCCTTGCCGTGCGTGCAAAGTGTGCCCGTGTATCCGGCTCGGTACCCAAGCCCGTTGGGGTCGGGCAGCTTGGCCATCTTGAAGCAACCGGTGGCGAAGCTCGAGCAATCGCCGTAGGCCCACATGTGCTCCTGCCACGGCACCATGTCCACCGGCTGCCAGCGCGCCCCGCTCTGGGTGTAGTGCCGCGGCTGCCTAGCGTGTGCGTACAGGGCGGCCGAGGCGATGCGAGCCCCTGCCGCCTGCGGCTTCGGCTTCGACTTCGCCGCCGCGGAGCGCATCAGGTGCGCGCCGTAGGCGTCGAAGTGGCCGTGCTTGCGCAAGCGCTCGTGCGTCCCGCGCGTGTACGTGCCGGTGGGCTTGAGGTCGTGCCGGCGCTGGTATTTGCGCAGCGCGGCGGCGAAGTCGCGCCCGCCCGTGGATGTCACCTTGGACAGGCGCTGGTCGAGCGAGCCCTGGTGCACGAGCGCGCGCTTGACCGCGCGCACATCCGCGCCGCGGCTGCCGCGCTTGAGCGTACGCGTGTACGGGACCACCTGCTTGCTCACTTGATCAGCCCCTCGGATTTGCACACCGCGATCAGCAGGCTCGAGCTCGTGCCCCAGCCCGAGGCCTCGATCTCCTTCGCAACTGCCGTCCAGTCCGGCGCCGCCGGCTTCATCAGCGAGCGCAGCTTGTCGTAGCGCGACAGGGCCAGCGTCTCGATGGTGGCGGTGACACCATCGCGCTTGGTGAGGTAGTTCTTCACCCCCGCCTGGTTGTAGTCGGTGGCGCCCGCCATCTTGTAGGTGGTGTTGAGCGGGTTGTTCTTGGCCTCGCCGCCTTCTGCCCGGTGCCAGCAGTACATGAACGAGCGGTGGGCCGCGTTCATGGAGATCTTGAAGTAGTACAGCACGGGCATGTCCCAACAGGGAAAGTCACTCATCTCCGATTCCTTTCTCGCCTCGCTCCACCGCCACCTGCAGCAGGGCGTTGTCGCCTTCTTTGGTCGGGTCGGGGTCGAGCTCGAGCTCGCCCACGCCCTCGACGCCCTCGCCGTACTCGGACGGGTCGATCACGATCTCGTCGCGCTCGTCCATGGCTCTCCTTTCTTGGTCAAGCTCCGAAGAGCACGTAGCCGACCGAGATGGTTCCCGCCGTGCGATTCACCAGCCGGATCTTGGCCGGCGCCGCTGTGGAGACGTCGATCGTGAATTGCGAGGCGGGATACGAAGCCACGGTGTCCGTGCCCAGAGTCGAGGTGCTGGTAGTGCCGCCGACGAATACCTGCTGGACGAAGCCCGACGCATCGCCGGCGCGGAAGTTGATCCAGCCTCCGCACCCGACGTACGAGTTGCTGCGCGGGAAGAGGATCATGGAGCCGATGACCACCGCGGCCCTGGTGGACAGATCAATAGTGGAGATGGTGCCGGCGGCGATGCTGGCCACGTTGCCGCCCTGGAAGGAGTAGGGAGGGGTTGCAGTCACTCCCTGGCTGCCGGTGACGGTCGCGCCTGAATTGACGTTTCCGCTCACGCTCAGGGCGGCGACTCCGCCCGACCCGGTGGCGTCGAGTGTGAGCACGTTTGCGGCCGAGCGGTACAGGAACGCGTCCTGGGCAGCGCTGCCCGAGCCGAAGGAGAGCCGCCCGGTGTTGGAGAGCACGAGGCGATAGGCAGAGTCTCCGGGCACCAGCGTGACCACGCCCGCCGCCCCGGAGAAGACCTTGAGCCCGCTGATTCCCTCCGTCCCGGTCAGGTGCACGAGGTTGGAGTCGTTGATCGGGACGCCCGCCTGGCTGGACAGGAACCAGCGCCCCGCCCCGCCGCCCGAGTCGCCGTACTCGAACTCGACCGTCTCGAAGCGGTTGATGGTCACCGGCCCCGAACCAGGGAGCACGAAGCAGTTAGTGGCCAAGCTGTTGCCGGAGTCGAAGTGGGTGAAGGTGATGCTGCCGCCAATGTTCAGGGCGTTGCAGATGACGATCTTGCGCCCGAACACGCCCCCGGCGATGCCGGTGATGGTGAAGGCCGAGGCGGCGCCGTACACGAGCACGAACCCGTCGCTGGAGAAGCCGACGGGCGCCCAGTTGTTCTGATTGGCGCTCAGGGTCAAGGTCGCCACCGAGGCGTCCGGCAGCACTCCGCACTCGACCACATCGCCGACCCCGATCGCCCGCGCCGTGGAGCTGTCGGTGCTGCGCTGCGCGAAGGTAAGCGTGTCCGCGGTCTGCGTGAGCGCGGAGGCGTCTCCGCTCAAAAGCGCGACGTCCTGCAGCGCGAGCGCGCCCTGAAAGGTGAGGCGGTAGTTGGGGTAGGCGAGCTCGACCAGCACGTTGCCCGCGCCGATGGCGGCCAGTCCCTCGAGTGCCGTCTGCAGGGTGGCGGCGGACACGTTGTAGGCCTGCGCGGCGGTGTAGTTGACGCCGTCGAGCGAGAGGCGGAAGGTGCCCGCATCGGCATCGATGTGCACGGTCTGCACCTCCGACTGCCCGGGCGCGGTCAGCAGCGAAGAGTCGGCGGCCACCAACGCCACGTTGGTGGCCGCCAGCGTGCCCGCGAATGTGAGCGTGTACGGGTTGGCGCCGGCCACGGTCACGTTTCCGGCGCCGATCGAGGAGAGGCCCTGCAGCGCCGTCTGGACGGTGGCCGCCGGTGCGTTCCAGGCCAGGGCCGAGGTGGTGGCGCCCCCGAAGGTGAGCGTGTACGTGCCCCCGTTGGTGGTAGCCGACACGGTCAGCGTCTGTACCTCGTTCACCGGCCCGCCCGCGGCCCCGTCGATTACGACCGACACGGTGCCCGTGGCCGTGAGCGAGCCGGTGTTGGCGGTCATCTGCGCCACGTTGGTGTTCGCCAGCGCACCCGTGAACTCCACCCGATAGAGCGGATAGGCGCCGGTCACGGTGGCGTTGCCGGAGCCGACCGTGGACATGGCCTGAACGGCGCTCTGCACGGCGGCCGCGGCGGCGTTGTAGGCGATGGCGGCGGAGGTGGCCGCGCCCAGCGTGAGCGTGTACGCGCCCCCGCCGCCCCCGGACACGTCGACGGACTGGACGTCGTTCACGAGCGCCACCGGATCACCGTCGGATTCGGTCAGGACGGTGACGCCGGATGTGAGCGCACCGGCGGCAAGCGTAATGGCGGCCACGTTCGTGCCCGCCAGCGTCCCGCCGAAGGTGATCAGTCCGGCCGCAACCGTCACGCTGCCGCCCGCGCCGCCGATGGTCGCCAGCGCGTTCAGCGCGCTCTGGATATCGGCGTCGGTGGCGTTGTAAGCAAGCGCCGGCGTCGTGGCGGCTCCGAAAGTGAGCGTGTACGTGCCGCCCGCGGCGGCGATGGAGAGTTGCTGCTGCTCGTTCTGAGCGTCGAGTACGCCGGCGGCGGCACCCGCGACCGTCTCCTCCACCGTCACCGTGCCCTGACCGGGCATGCCCTCCTGCACGCTGGCGATCACCAGCGAGCCGGCGCGCGTCGAGGAGCTGACCCCGGAGACGAGGATCGTCTCCCAGTCCGGCCCCGGGTCGAGCTGCTGCGCGCCGTGCGCGACAATCTTGAACGGCGGCGTGAGCGTGGACAGGGTCTTCATGAACTGATCGTCGGTGAGGTGATCGACCTGCAAGCTCATGCCCGTGTCCGGCGGCACGGGTGGCACCGACACCGCCGCGCGCACGAGCTGGGTCTTGGGGTCAACGGTCGGCATCAGTAAGGGGCGTTGGTGATGCGGGGCGAGAGCTCGAGCTCGACGGTGTAGTCACGCCAGCCGCTGTCAACGCTCGCGCTCTCGTGCAGCCCCTCCACCCAGAAGTCGGAGCGGATCAGCTGCGCGGCCGTCGCGGGCGGCGGGCGCTCGATTACGCTCACCGGGCTGGAGATGTCCAGCAGCCCCACCAGCGGGTACAGGTGAGCCGGGTCGCGCTCGGGCATGACCGAGAACGACTCCACCCGGTAGCGGGGGGTCGACTGCGTCTGCATGATCCAGTCCGCCTGCTGGCCGGCGTAGTAGTCGGGCTGGCCGCCGGCGTGCTTTCGCACCAGCGTGTCGCGGTCGAGCGAGCGGCGCCCGTAAGTGTTGACGGAGAAGGAAGAGACGCGCCGCTGGGGGATGAACTGCTCGTCGTGCAGGCCAAGGCGAGTGACGCGGACGTCGTTAAACACATGGTCGAGATCACGCGCGGAGGTAATGCCGGCGTAGTAGTTCTCGGCCGTCGAGCGCCCCGGCTTGGTGAGCGCGTCCCCGAACACGGCCGGGTTGGCCCACGATTGGTAGCGCTGCTTTCGGCCCTCGAACTTGAGCGCGCCGTAGCGGGTGGCGAAGAACTGGCCCAGCTCACTATCGGCGATCGCCTGCGCCGCCTCCAGCGAGGACGAGCCCCAGGGCGAGTGCGGGATGAGCGAGTGCGTGCCGGTGGCAATCGAGCGCAGCGAAACAGGCCAGCCCCACTCGTTCAGCATGGCGGTGATCTGGGCGCCGCTGGCAGCGGCGGGGAAGATGGGCCGTTCGCCGAACACGGTCAGGAAGATCGAGTTGGTGTATTCGCCGGACACGAAGGTCATGGAGCCGATCGAGCGCACCAGGCGCTCCTGCTTGAGCGCCACCTCGTATACCGTCCCCGGCAGCGGGTGGCGGCCGTGCCCGCCGTGCTTGTGGTGGTGCAGGTGGCGGTGGTGGCGGCGATGCTTGTGCCGGCGGTGGTGACGGTGCCAGGGCTGCAACGGATGGTCGAGGCGGAGTGTGGCCTTGTTGCCGGTCACGCCGTCCTGATCCATGTAGCGGATGTCGAACTCGGTCGCCGTGCGGATGAAGATCTCCTTGCCCGGGGTGCGCGGCCCGGGCGTGATCTCGGCGTACACACGCGCCGCCTCTTGCCCAGGAGCGCCCATGGTGCCGATCTGGTTGTAGGCGGGCGTGCGCTCCGTCCACGTGCCCAGCTTCACCCGCCCGGCACCGAAGCCGGCCCCGTCGTCGTTTTCGGGGTAGAAGAACTGCGCCAGCAGACCCAGGGCGTCCGTGGCCGTCACCGTGACCTCGCTGTAGCGCGAGCCGCCGCCTGAGGTCGTGCCTCCGTCCGGAGTGCGTGTCACTTCGGCGCGCTCGATATAGCCGGCGAAGCGCAGCCAGAAGCCCGACCCGTATACGACCCCGAGCCGGATCGGCGTCCACGGCCTGACCCAGCTCGAAGCCGCACCCGAGAAGGGATGAAACCTGCCGTCGACGTTCTTGAACACCAGCTGGCAGTCGCCGGGCTCGAAAGAGTCGAGCTCGTACTGGCGCCCGCGGTTGAGGTCGAATGAGCGCAGGTACCTGGACACGTCCGTCCACGTCCACACACCGGCGTTCCAGTTCTGCCCCACGGCGATTTGGCACACCCAGCGGCCGGCGGCTGCCATCTACGTCCCCGCAAACTGCAGCCCTCGGCGGTTTCCCCTGAGCGCACGCACCCGCACCGCCTGCGCCACCTCGCGCCCGTCCAGGTGCACGTGGATGTGCTCGTGGACGACCCCGCCGCCACCACCGGCACGGCCCGGGACGATGCGCCCGCGCGAGGAGGGCACGAACAGCTCCGGGCCGCGCTCGCCCACGATGTAGGGGCGCCCCATTCCCACCGGGCCGCCGTGCTGCTTGTGCCCGATGTGCTTGAAGGCGGTGGTGACAGTCGAGAACACCGTGCGCGGCACGCTCCGCAGCGTTGCTGCCAGGTGGTCGAGCGCTGCCTGCCCGGCCACGCTCAGTTTTATGTCCACCGATTTCTTGCCCGGCAGTCCCTGGATCTGTCCCTTGAGGCTGCCCACCTTGCCGGCGGCGCCCTGGGCGGCGTTGCCGGCCACCGCCACCGAGGCGCGGAAGTCCTGGGAGCGCTTCCTGGCCGTGCCGGCGGCGGCGGCGTAGTTCTTGTGCGCCTGGGTGGCGCGGGCGGTGGCGGCGGAGAGCGTGCGGCTGGCCGCCGCTCCCTTGATCGCACCGTCCTTGACCGCCCGCTGCACATTGCGCAGGTTGGTCTGCGCGGCCGCGTCGCGCTTGGAGGCCTGGGTCGCATCCTGCTGCGCGGAGCGGTAGCGGCGGTAGCTCGCGACCACGCCCGAGATCTGGGTCAGGAATCCGCGCACCTTGCCGGTCGGCAGCGCCGAGATGCTCTTGAACACGCGCGCGCTTGTGACCGGGGGCAGGCTCTGGATCTGCTTGAACACGCCGATCAGGGTCTTGTACGGGGCCGTGGGCAACTTGGTGGTCAGGGTGCGGAAGCGCGGGTGCGCGGCCGCCATCGTTTCGAACGGCGGTGTGGCCGCCGCCCCGGGGCCGATGGGGAAGCCGAGAAAGCTTGAGTAGTCGCCGCCCTTGCGGCCGCTCACCTTCTTCAGGTGGAAGAAGGAGCGCGCCAGCTTGTCGGTGCCCTTGGCCAGGCCGATGGTCGCGGCCACCGCGGTGGCCGCGGCGGCGCCCCATCCGCCGGCGCCGCTCGAGGCCGCCGCCCAGTCGATGGACTTGAACGCCTTGCCCATGCTGACCAGCTGCACGGTGAACTGGGCGATCTTGAAGGCGGCGTAGGCGGCCGCCACCGCCTTGATCGCGTTCCCCCACCCGCCCATCAGGCTGACGAAGCCCTTCACCACCGCGATGGCGGCCTTGACCGCGTCCACCACCCCGTGCAGGGCGTCGCGCAGGTCGTTCTGCGCCTGCTTGGAGTGACGGAAACGCAGCACCAGCTGGTCGAACCACTTGATCGCCTTAGTCAGGTAGGGGATCACCCCGGTGGCGAAGGAGATCTTCAGCCCCAGCAGGGCGAAGTTCATCTCGTGCTGGGCGGCGATGAAGTCCTTGACGCTCTTGATGTTCTTGCCCCCGAAGGAGGCGCCGTACTTGTTCGCCTCGCGCAGCTGCTCGCGGATGCCGCTGCCGCCCTTGGACAGGATGGGGATGAGCGTCTGCCATCCCCTGCCGAACAGCTTCATGGCGATCGCGGCTTTGCGCGCCCCGGTCGGCATCCTGGCCAGGCCGCTCGCCACCTGCTCCAGTGTGCCCTCAAAATTCTGGTTCTTGAGCTCGCGCACGGGCACGCCCAGCAACTTGAACTCCTCCCGCGCCGCCTTCGAGCCCTGGTTGGCGGACACGATCTGCTTGGACAGCGTGCCGAAGCCCTGCGCCAGCGATTTGGCATCGATGCCGCGCGCCTTCGCCACCGCGCCCCACTCGGAGGCCTGCTTGGTCGTGAGCCCGAGCGTGTCGTGCAGGCGAATGGTGGTCTTGGCCAGGTCCTCGGTGGTGGAGATCGCGTCCTTGGCCGCCGAGATGGCCGCGTATCCGGCGCCCAGGCCGAGCAGCGCCTTGCCCACGTTCTTGAGCGGATTGGTGATGGAGGCGGTGACCTTGCCGAAGCTCTGCGCGTCCTTGCCCGCGCCCTTGAACGCGCGCGAGAGGCCACGGGTATCGCCGGTGATGAAGACTTCAAGCTTGCGGGCCATACATCCCTCGCATGAACTCGTACGTGTCCAGCCACTCGCTCAGGCGCACGCCGCCCATGTCCTCCGGCCGGCGCTGCATCACCCACCCGATCCAGGGACGCCACCAAGCTCGAGGCTCGGTTGGCCATTCGTCTCCCCGGACTCCGCCGGCGCGGGCAATGTCGGCGAAGAAACCGGAAAGGCTGCGGCCGGGGGGCGGGAATCATCCTCGGACGGCGGCGGGAACACGAACTCGACCTGGTCGATGTCCAGCTGCCCCACCGTCTCGACTGTCTCGCGCGGGTTGGAGCGGTGCAGGGCCAGCCACAGCATCGCCAGCATGACGCGCGCATCCGGGTCGTCCGACTCGAGCTCGGTCCCGAAGGCGACCATGCCCATGCCGGTGATGCGGCTGATCTCCCCCGCCTCCTCCCAGTCGAGCCGGGACAGGTCGAGCGGGTAGAAGACGCCGCCCACCTTGACGCCGCTCTCGTTGGGCCCTGCAACCTGCTGCGGGCCGTCGTTCTGCGTCATCGCATCCTCCTAGGCGTTGAAGTGGTCTGCAACCCGGTCGAGCGTATGCTCCATCACCGCCACCACCTCGGGGCTCTTGGCATCGAGCGCCGGCATGAGGTCGCGGGTCATCTGGTACGTGCCCCAGAACGGGTGCTGCCCGGTCGTGCGGCGCCGCGTCTGCTCCGCCACCGCCGTGGAGGCGCCCTTGGCGCGCCCGCGGATGGTGGAGGCCGAAGGCGGGTACTTGGGCATGAGCCGCGAGCGCGCGTCCGCGGCCACCAGCTCGCCCGCGGTCTTGAGATCGGAGCGGATCCCGTCGTAGGCTTCACGGTCGGCCAGCTTGAGCGCCGCCTGCAGCTGCGCCAGGCCGACGATCTCGACCTGGCCTTTCATACCCGGTTGATCGCGCCCGAGACCTCGATGGTGGTGGTGGCGTTGGCGACGTCGCCCACCGCTCCCACCACGGGCACGTACTCGGCCAGGAAGCAGCTCGCCCCGTTGAAGCCCGTGCTGGCCCCGTCTCCCTTCACGTTGGTGATGAAAGACGTGCCGCCGGTGAAGAGCGGCGCCAGGGTGGCGTTCACCTTGGTGAGGGCGAAGTCCTGCCGCCAGGTGATGGCGAAGTTGTTGTCCTGCAGCCCGCCCAGCTCGTACGTGCCCCCGTCCGCGCCCGCGGTGGCGTCGACCATGTTGCGGGACATGTTCACGGTCACGTCCGCCACGTACGTGGACAGGTCGACGCCGTTGATGCTCACGGTCGGGTTCTTGATGATGTGCTTGGCCATCGATCCTCCTCTCTAGGCCGTCGCGTAGGTGAGGGCGCCCTGCACGGTCAGGGTCACGGTCGCATCGGCCGTATCCCCGATCGCGCCCCCGATGGGCGTGTAGCTCTCCACCAGCACCGTGCCCGTCCACTTGGGGTTCGAGGTTCCCACTGTGCCCGCATCCGAGCGGATCTCCACCGGCACGCCCGTGCCGGCCAGGAAGGCGGCCGAGAAGGTGGCATCCACCAGCGCGGCGGCGTAGTCCTGGCGCAGGGTGACGTCGATGGAGTCGTTGCGCAAGCCCGGGAGCTTGGCCACACCCTGGTCGCCCATCGCCGTCACCTCCTGCGTGGGCTGCGTCCAGTTCAGGGTGATGTCGGACACGTAGTTGGACAGGGCGACGGAGTTGAAGTTGAAGTACGCGTTCGTGAACACGAAGCGCGCCATCGCCTATTCCTCCTTTCCGGCGGTGCTGCCGGAGGGCGCCTCGATGTGCCCGCCCTCGACCAGCGCCTGCACCTGTTCCTCGGTCAACTCGGCGGTGAAGGTCTCGCCCGGCTGGGCTCCGAACACCACCGAGTCGCCGACGTTCTTGTACTCGTTCCCTGCTTTCTTCCTGGCCATCCGATCCTCCTTAGCTCGTTCCCAGCACCAGCCCGTGCACGTAGAAGCGGCAGGCCAGCACCGCCAGCCCGTCCGGTCGCTGCGCCACCCCGTAGTCGGATATGCGCGTCACCTGCACGTCCTGGCATGTCCCGCCCAGGCTGTCGTCGGCCTCCAGCGCCTGCTTCACCGAGCGCGGACCCGAGCCCGCCATCAGCTTGTCCAGCTCCACCTGCGAGCCGATGTCGGTGGAGAAGGGCATGACCGCCTCCACCACGAACTCGAACTCGTCCATTCCCCTGTTGGCGGCGCCGTCGAAGGTGACTTCGGCCGGATACACCTGCAGAAGCGGCGGGGTGGGATCGGCCAGCAGCACCGGCGATACCTGCACGTCGGTGATGGCCTCAAGCGCGTTCGCCATTCCCTGCCGGATAGCGCCCAGGTCGGCCATCTAGGACAGGAAGCTCTTCTCGTACGGCTGCAGGAGCAGGCGCACGTCCGGGTCGACCGAGGCGATGCGGGCGGCAGTGCCTTCCAGTCCGAGCGAGACCACGCCGAAGGTGGCCTCCCGCACCCTGCGCAGGAGACGGATCGTAAGGATGCGAGTGGCCTCGTTGATCTCCGGCGGGACGGCCGGCCAGCCGTACGTGCCGGTCACGGTCACGCGCCCGTCCCAGTTGGGAAAGGAGGGGTCGAGCTCGCGCTGCGTCCACAGGAACTGGCGCCCGATCGCCCGCGCGGCCGTGTACGGGCGCGACTCTGCCGCCGCGTTGATCGGCTCCAGGTAGAAGTCCGAGTCCTTGACCCAGGTGGAGCCCTGCGCACTGAGGGAGGTAAAGCTCACCAGGTCGTCGAAGGAGACCAGCCCCGGCGACAGGGGAACGAACTGGCGTGAGGAATCGGAGCTGTCCTTGTCGAAGCGCCGCCCCGTCTGCTGCTCGACCGCGCCCGAGGCGGCGCCAATGGCGTTGGAGATGTCGGCATCCGCGTAGGTTTGCGCGCTCAATGAGAGTGAGCCCTTGATCTCCGCCAGGGTGGTGTACGTCCCCACCTAGCGCTTCTCCTCCGCCTTCGCCGGCCGCTTGGCCGCCGCCGGCTTGCCCGCAGCGGTGATCTGCTTGCGGATCTCCTTGATCGCCTCGTCGGCGGCTTCCAGCTCGTCTGGGTGCGACTTCATCTCCTCCAGGGCGGCCTTGCGGTTGAGCGCGCCCTCGAGCTCGCGGGCGAGATCGTCCTTGTAGCGCTCGTAGTGCCATTCGCTGACGAAGCCGTCCGGCAGCTTGGCCTTTGCCACTGTCTTCACTCCTTTCTCGTCTCTTGCCGGAGGGCGGGCGCTGCGGAAGACCCACCCGCCCCCCGGCAAGCTCCCCGGGCTTAGAAGGTCGGCGGAACCAGGCCCGCTCCGCTGACGATTCCGCTCGCCGCTGGATATCGGCCGGCCGTGAACGCCGCGTAGCCGTACACGACCAACTGGACCTGCAGGCTGGTGCCCGCCTGCTGCTCGAAGGAGAGTGTGACCGGGTCGGAGTCACGCTCGAACAGGTGCACCACCTGCGAGCACTCCACGATGATCCTGTCCTCGTTCGTGCCCGCGCCCAGGTTGGTGGGGATGTTGGCGTCGGTGTACACGTTCAAGCCCATCATGTTCCCGACCAGCCCGTACTGGGAGGCGTCCCCGGTGCCGATCGTGTTCACGCCCGCCCCGGTGATCGGAAGCAGCGGCCGGTTCTGCGTGTCCAGCGCGGCCGTGAACCAGCCCCAGCGGCGCGGGTGCATGAACACCTTGTCCGGCACGTACCCCAGCCCGCCGAAGGCGGTGTTGATCTGCTGGGTGACGTCGGCGATCTTCGGCCACACGCCCTGGATGGTGGCCGTGGACGCCGTGGAGGTGGCCACGCCCGCCGTGTTCAGCACACCGCGCAGGTTGGGCGCCGTGCCCGAGCCGTTGATGCACTGCGTATCGAGCGCCGCCCAGTAGCGCGCGATCAGATCCTCGAACAGGATCTGGTCGGAGTAGGCGGCCCTGTCGAGCGTCTGCCGCGACACCGGCGAGTAGCCGGCGATTGTGGTCAGCGTGAGCGTGAGGTCGGCCTCGGTCGGGTCCTGCGTGGTCACGGCCGTGTTCTCCGACGACTGCACGCCCGCAGCCGTGCCCTGCGTCAGGCGCGGCACCACGATGGACATGCCCACGTCCGGCAGCGGCTGCCGGTTGGCCTGGTCGGCGTACACGCGCCCGTTCCTTGATGCCTTCGCGTACAGGTCGACCAGGTACTGCGGCGGCACGATGCCGCCCAGGGTGGCGGTCGCCACCGCCCGCTGCTCGGCCATGAAGCGCTGATGCTTGTTGATCCGCTCCATGGAGGAGGGGTCGTTCTTGGTCTGGGCGGCGTACAGATCGGCGAAGAACGAGCGTCCGCCGCGCTCGTACAGGTCCGGCTCGGAGATGCGGCCGATGCCCTTGCTCGTGCCCGGCAGCGGCAGCTTCTCGAAGTCGGCCCGCGCCCGCTCACGCGAGTCCTTGCCGTACGCGCGCTCCTTCAGCTCCTGCGCCTCGGCCGCCTTGAGCGCGAAGTCCTCGCGCAGCTCCACGATCTTGGCCCGCATGTCCGGGTCGTCGTCCGAGGCCGCCTCGTAGCGGGAGATGAGTCCGTCGATGTGCGCCAGCTGCTCGCTGGCCTGGTTGTACTCCTCGCGCAACTGCACGAAGCTCTTGGCTTCGGCCGCCGGCGAGTCGCCCACGTCACTGTCTGCAGGCATTGAGCTTGCTCCTTTCCGTCTCGAGTTGCTTCAGGAACGCCGAGCGACGCTTGGCGTTCCACTCCTCGCCACCGCCGCCCCCTGGCGCCGTCTCCGGCCTCGGGCTGACAGCGGACACGCCCCCTGACGAGGCCTCGGCCTCCTCGGGCTGACGCGGACGGCCTCCCTCGTGCTCGAGCTCGCCGGCCGTCACCAGCGAGCCCGACACCTCGGGCTGACCGAGCGCCCGTGCATACGAGCGCAAACCTGAAACCGTCTGCGGGTAGGCGCCCTGCGCCACCGCGCACACGTCGTACAGATGGCCCACGCGCCGGATGAGGCGATGATCGCGCGCGGGCGAGTCCTTGCCTGCCTCGGTGTACTCGAACTCGTCCTCGGCCACCGTGAAGGCGAACGAGGCCTGTCTGAGCACGCCGTCGCGCATCTTCACCGCCATCGCCACCCCGTCGGGGTCGTCGCGCGACACCTTGGCCAGGAAGCGCAGCCCGTACTCGTCGCTGGACAGGCGCAGCGAGCCCGGCTGCGAGCCGGGCACGTCGGTGGCGGCCACGGCGCGGTTCATGTCGTGGCCGAAGTTGAAGTGAACGACGCCGCCCGGCTCGGCCAGGCGCTGCTCGGTGAGCAGGTCGTCGAAAGCGTGCCGATCGACCTCCTCGGTCACCTGCAGGAAGCGCGAGTCGAGCAGGGTGGTGGCCTGGTTGTACACGGCCGCGTACCCGGACATCGTGTAGCAGTCGTCGCCGGTGCCCGAGGGGTCGCGCACGTCCACGTGCGTCAGCGGCGTAACCGCATAGCGCAACTCGGATGGCCGCGCAGCGCCAGCGACCACGTCCGGCTTGTCCATCTTCAACTTGGCGTAGCAGCGGGACAGGCGCTTGCGCGCCGCCTCCTTGCACGCCGCGCCGGCGCTGACCGCGCCCAGGCGCTGCGCGGCCGCGGCCACGCCGCCCTTGTCCGGGTTCTGCGACCACGAGGAGCCGGGATTGGCCACCGGCAGCGAGTAGCGCGCCTTGGCGGTCATCTTGGAGGCGTCCATGCAGTCGGCGCGGTCGAGCACGCACGCCTTGGCGTACTCGCTGTCGGAGTAGCGCGAGGCGCTGCCGTCCCAGCGCGTCTCGCCGGCGGATGCCGACGAGCTCTCCACGTCCTCCGAGCCCGCCAGCTCGTAGCCACACTGGTCGCAATAGCGGGCGTGGGGGTCGTTCATCTTCCCGCACTGGGGGCACTCGATGGTCTCGTCCGGGTCCGGCTGGTAGGGCGCGGGCTGATAACCCTGGCGGGTGTCGGTTAGCTCCATGTCTCCTCCTTACTGCTCGCTCGAGGCGCCGTTCGCGCCCACCGGGACAGGCGGCGGCGGCGTCGTCATCGGATTGGGCGCTCCGCCCACGGGCGTCACCTGCGGCACGTCGCCTTCGGGGCCAAGGTCGTCCAGGCCGCGCACCGCGCGCGCCTCGTTGGGCGTGAGGATGCCCGCCTGCACCAGCTTGACCAGCACCTCCGCCTCGGTCTGCACGTCGCCGCGCACGAACATGTCCGTGTCGAAGCGCGGGTAGGTCTGCGCGCCGCCGAACAATTGCTCGTCCGCCTCCAGCGCCGACTCGATGCGGTAGAGCTCGGGCCCCAGCCCGAAGCGCAGGAAGGCGTCCACGTCCTGCTCCAGGTTGGGCACCGGGCGCGTCGTCTGGCGCAGCAGGTTCTCGGGCACGCCCATGATCATGGAGGCGTCCTTGACGGTCAGGTCGGCCATCTCCACGTAGGCGGCATCGACGGCGGTCATGCCGATCGGCTTGATGTCGGGGCCGCCGCCGAGCACGACCGTGGTCTCACCGCCGGCGCCCTCGTAGGCGGAGCGGTACAGCTCCTTCCACTGGTCGGCCTGCTCCATGTTGACGCCGGGGGGAAAGAGGATCGCCTGCTGCACGGTCGTGCCCCGGCGCCACATCTTGTTCTCGTGTGCCATGCGCCCCACCGGCGCGGACACGGCGGCGCGATACAGCTCGATCAGGGTAGGGGCCAGTTTGAGCCCGCCGCCGCCATGCCCGCGAATGTGCAGGATGGTGCCCTCCGGCGGCGTGTACTCGCCCCGGCCCTTACCCACGGGGTCGACGTAACCGCTCTCGACCACCACTTGCCAGCGCCCGCGCTTGTCCAGGCGGACCTGGTCGGGATGCAGGGCGTACCACTCCACCACCTGCCCGGTGAGCGGGTCGACGTTCTTCCAGATCCAGGCGTTGTTTCGCCACGCCAGCGACTCGCCCACCGCGTCCCAGAAACAGAAGCGCGTCTGCTGCCCGTTGGCCGGACCGGAGAA